TGTGTATATTATACTTGATTATAGTTCAGAAGTCAAGTTCTTTAATGGTAACCCTTGAGCTATTTCATCCAAAGTCCATTCAGTGTGAGCGTAATCGTTTAGCCATTGTGTTCTATCTGGCATTACAGGCTGTTCAATATCATGTAAGAAATCAATGTCATTGCCTACAGGATAAGCAAGACTGTGAGTGCTAACAAAAGCAGGCACACCCTCGATGATACTATGTATACCCGGGTTGCTCGAATAACTGATAGTAGCCCAAACATTATTAAAACCCATATCAAAATCATCATAGGTGCCTCTGACATGTTGTGGATCTTGTCTGTATACGTTTTTAAATTCTTTTTCTATATGCGGTAATGGACGTCTTGGGTGTGGTCGAAATATAATAGGACGGTCTGTGTGTTTACGTACTTCACTAATAGTTTGCATTAGCCAATTACTCATGCTTGGCATACCTTGCCATTGTAAACTCTTATCATGCTGTCCGCATATTAAAATGTACTCGCCGTCGGTACGCCAAGGTTTTAGTAATAGCCCAAGAGCATTGCTACGAGCATTATTATTACCACTATCCCCAAAATAAGCATCACGATTGATTCCATTGAGACCTACTTTCCACGTTACGCCTCTATTTATTCCACCAACTTCTAATGCTATTACAGGTTTGTTTATTGCTTGGAAGTGTTCCCAAACTTTTTGGTTTCCAGCCATTCGACCAAACCAAAGCACACTCCATATAACAGCAACATCGCAATCCCACTCATTAAAACTAACGGTATGGCCACTATTGTGCAAACTAGTTGCAAAAGAGTCAAACACCGGTTTACTATTAAGTGCGCCATAGTCTGTAAATAAACTAAACTTCATTCCAATAAGACTCGCTTCGAGGTTCTAGTAAGTCTTTCTTTCTACTTCGACCTTCTGATTTTCTTACACCTTTTAAGTGATCAAACCATGCTCCAAGTTCGCAGTTGATTAGTGGATGCCCTTCACCATTTATAAGATGGCCACTGAAGTCTTTAATATTAGGGTATTGTATTCTAATCTTTTTTAATACTTGATCAAATACATAGCTGTCATGCCACTCTTCCATTTTAAAGATTCCATCATCTGCTTCTTCATAAACTCTTTCAAACTCTTTTAAAAATGCATCGCATCCAGGAGTTCTAAGTGTAAGTCCGTACCAACCACATTCAGGCCATTTTTTGTTTCTACCTAAGTAGTGTAGCCATTGTGATGCAGGTACTAAGTTTCTAAATTGTCCGTAAGTAATAGGACTGTGTACAAATGTGTCGCCGTCAATCCAAACTAAGATATCTGTATCGGGATCTTTAGCGGCTTCAAATACTGCGTATGTTTTGTTTGCAAAACGTACTGCGTCCCATTTAAATTCTTTGTGATGATCTCTTGGACGTCTAGCAGGCCACGGACATTTGCCGTGTGCTTTTGGATCGTCTTTATGACGTTCTTTAAATGCATTAAGTTTTGGTAATGCTTGTTTAGCATCAACAACTTGAATATTTGCACCTGGTGGAACAACAGGAATACAATCCTCTGCATACACTCGTAAGTGTACAGCTGGGTGTACATTTTTAGCCCAACTATCAATAAGACGTTGTCCATATTGTTCTAGTCCTGGTTGGTGAAATGTAGTTATACAGGTTATTCTCATTTTACGTATTTCCTCATCCATTCCCATGCTTCGCCGCTACGTAAGTCTGCAAAACTCCAATGGCATTGTGCAATTTTTCTAACCCACTGTTCTCTATCAAAAGGTCTTAATTTTTGTAATGCATCTATTCTTTGAAAGCATACTTCTTGTACTTGACTTGCTTGCCAATCTTCACATATAACTGGAACACCCTCTATGATACTAGCTACGCCTGGACTACTATTGTACACAATAGAACAATGTGCAGTTGCTAAGTCTTGTGTGATGTCTTTTGCAAAACTAATTCTAATATTATTACCTACAATATTTTTTACATACTCGGGTGCTTTTTTATCTCCAGGGTGTGGTCTGATAACAATAGGCTTATTAGTATACTGTCTAATTTCTGCAATTTTAGTATTAGCCCATGTTACAACATCTTTACCCTTCATACTCCAGCCGCCATTACGTTGTAAGCACAATAAAATATTTTCTCTATCGTTATAGTTCCAAGGTTTCAATTTAACACCTAGGTCACGTTGAATCTTTTCCCATTGCGTGTCACCGTATTCATCGTTGCAATACTCTGCGGTATTAGCAAATACTCCGTCAAAACTATATCTTAAATAATGATGAGGTTCGTTTGTTTTTGCTTTAAACAAAAATAAATTAGCATCTGCTGTAATAAATCTTTTGTTAGCTGTGTTACTAGCAATACTTCTACGTAAATTGATATGCGGTACTGCTTGACTGTTTTCGTGCATCCAACCTTGCATTACTGCTACATCGCATTGCATTACATCAAAGCCGTCATATACTAATCCATTGTCACCACTTACTCTAACTCCGGATATAAAATTTTTAATAATATCCATTTTATGATTAGGCTTATTTGCTTTAAGTGATTTTCCTGGAGGAATAACTTTAGTGTATCCTATAACTCTCATTTTACTATGCTCCAGGCATATCCACTTAACATTTCGTCGTATGTAAATTGATTGTTGGCTAGGTATCTACACAAATAAGTTAACTGTTTCCTTCCTGGATGTTCTGCAAATTCAATTCTTTTTAAACTAGTTTCGCAAATGTCTTGAGCACAATTTGGTCCTAACACTACAGCAGGTTTGCCGTATATCATTGCTTCAAGTGCGGCAATACTATTATATGTTACTAGACAATGTACGTCATCTGCAAGTGCTTGTTCCATTGTATTAACACTAACACGATCTTCTCTACTTGGCTTCTTACGTAGTTGTACTGGTCTTGAAGTGTTCTTTCTAATGGTAGCAATAGTTTGATCAATCCATTGTTCTAGATCTTGATCAAAGTATTTCATTACTTTTTCACTAGGAGGAACAACTAAAATCTTACGTCCTGGTGTCGCATCTTTAAACGGAATTGCTAATGAATTCCAACGGCCGCCTCCATACCATTTATCCGATTCTGGTTTCTCTCTATCAGGCATATGTAAATTTTGTAATGCATTTTTTACAATTCTATGATAAGTTTTTTTACCGTTTGGATTACGTGTACTTGGGTTGTTGCCTACATATCCTGTATCCATAAAGTAAAAATCTCTACCTCGCTCAATACACATCTTAATTAGTTTTTGTTTGCCTAGTCCTCTAACTAATAATGGAGTGTCGTCGTCCCAATCAACATCGTCGGCACGAATATACTTACCGCCACTACCTAATGCCATGCCCATTACAAAAGAATCAATAAGTCCAAATGACCCTTTGACTTTCTTTTCTACTTTTTTAATTCCACTGTCTACGCAAATTAACGGAGGGTTTTTTACTTCTTGGAAAACTTCTGCAACTGCTTCAACTGCAAATCTCTGTTCTCCTAGTGCAACGCTGTGTAAGATCTTATCGATCATTTCTTTTAAATGTGGTCTAATCACTCGTGTATCCCATTCGCCTATATTTTGTTCCATGTCATATTCCATGTTATCTGTCCATCATTTGAAATAAATTGTCTTTCCATAATTGAGCATATTCACAGTTTCTGTAATTTTCAAACCACGGTCCACCTTCTGTATAATGAATAAGTTTAGGCTTTTCAATATCATTATACACTCCTACTAGGTAGTTCCAAGTATGATCTAGTTTGCCAATCTCTTCGTCTTTGAGCCAACTAAATCTATGAAAGTGTGCACCATTGAGCTCTGGCTCATTTACCATGTCTTGTGTTACTACCGCATTACTTGGATGTCCGCAGTTCCATAGTACCATTGAACTCCAGTTCTTGCGTGGATAGACTGTTTGCTTTTGTCCGTCCATCTTTGTATCTTCTGTTACTTTATAATCGTGTTGCACACACATAACAGCATACTTGTCGTCTGCTTGATCAAATAACTCTTGGATGTCTGTAGTAAGGATCATATCGCAATCCATAAACACAGCCCAGCCTTTAAAGTTTGCAAGTTCTGGTACTAAGAATCGTGTAAATGTAAATTCAGTACTTGCTAGTTTATCAACAGGACGCTTATACCATCCTGCACTTCGTAGTTCGCTTTGTCTTAATGGTTGTACATTTACATTAGAACTATGTTGTTCAATGCTGTGCTTACACACTTGATAAGCCATGTCTTCTCTTGGATCGTATCCTACAAATACTTTATTCATGCTTTAGTTTTCCTTACGTATACTGCCGTCCTATCAATAGTATGTATCTCGAGAGAGTCTCCAAACACCTCATGAAAGGCTTTTTTACTGCCGCGCCAACTATGATAGTCGTCTAATACCATATACCCACCTACATTTAAACGTGGCCATAGTGTTAATATTTCTTGTAGTGTGCTTTCATACCAATCAGTATCCAACCGTAGTAATGCAATACTTTTGGGTAAATTGTTTGGATCTAATAGTGTTTGTTCACAAGGACCTTTAACAAAATTGCATTGATGTGGAGGAATATATTTGAATACGGTTTCACTAACTTCTCCAATTTCTGCTCTACACCACTGATCAAATCCGTGCTTTGCTTTTCGGCTAAGTCTTGCATGTGATACAGCGCCTAATTCATTTACTTTATGATCATGCACAGTTGGCTCAGTCATACCTTCAAATGTATCAAACAGCCAAAAGTTTCTTTTTGTTTTATTATTAGCTAACCAAGCACTAATAATTTGTCCGCCTTTCCACACTCCACACTCGACAATATCACCTGGAATATTATTAGCATCAAGGTCTCTTACAGCCCGTATAGTTTGCGTTATACGTTGTCCGCTTGTCATTGTATACGGAGCAACTTCTTCTACTATACGAAGCTCTTTTTTAGTTGGAACAAACTCCATTAGCGCCTTTCTATATCTTCTTCAACACATTGTTCGCCGCGTTGTATTTCTAATATATGTGCATTTTCAGTTCCTGGATTACTTGGTAAATGCCAAACTTCTTTATTAATTTCATATGGTCTACTCGATGGAGTTAGGTAAGCAATCTCAATGCGGCCGTCCCATTCAGTTACCATTTTAACTTCGCCTTCTAATACATTCCATTGTTCACTACGTTTAAAATGTTTTTGATTACTTAGTGCTTTGCCTGGATAAATTACAAGCTCTTTTACTTTGTAACCTTTTTCTGGTTTGTCATCAAGTACACGCCAGTATCCCCAGTCACGTTGTGTCTTTTGTGTTTTCCACTCGTCTAGTATCCAACTACTACTGTTAGCTTTGTTTTCGCCGCCAATTCCAAATGCAAATTCTACATTCGGATGATCACCGTATGTAGCATACTCAGGAGTTGTAGTGTTTGTTCTATCGCCACCGTTAGCAAATATAATTTTGCCTGTGGTAGTTGACATAGTAAGAAATATTGCACCACATGCACTATCATCGCTGTCATCAAAACTGATAACTTTATCTACAATAGCTAGTTCTTTAATGATAGCAAGACGTTCTTTAAAAGGCATAAATGGCCGACCCTTTTTTCGAGCCAGCCATTCATCTGAATTTAATCCAACAATTAGTTTATCACCTAATTGTTTTGCGGCCTTAAAATAGTTAATGTGTCCTGAATGTAGTGGATCAAAGCCACCTGTTACTAGTACGTGTCTCATACTAGTATTTAAACTTTAACGATTTAAAGTTTGTATATATTGGTTTACATTTTCAGGTGTTGACATTTCGTAAGGATCATTATCTGTTCCTTCGTTGTTATAGCCTTCTTCAATAAAACTTTCGCTAACAATCATGTTCTCAACATACATAGCATATCTCCATGATCTATTTGCAAAGCCTTTATCTCTTTTATTACAAAGCATACCAATAGCATGTGTAAAGTCTGCATTACCATCTGCTAGTAATTTAACTTTAGTACATCCTAATTCTTTTGCCCAAGCATTCATTACAAATGCATCGTTAACGCTTACACAATAAACTTCATCGACACCTTCTGCTTTAAATTGTTCGTACATTTTTTCGTATGCTGGTAGTTGTTCTGAACTACAGGTTGGCGTAAACGCTCCTGGTAATCCAAAGATAACAACTTTTTTATTTCCAAAAAGTTCTTGGCTAGTTTTCTTAACCCATGCACCACCTAATGCACAGCCTCCATCATCACCAACTTCATCACCTTCTCGTAATACAAAGTTGATATCGCCTGGAAGTGTGTCCCACTTCTCAATCGCTTTTCTTTCCCCTGGTAATTGATAATTCATATTTTATTCCTGTGTGTGTTATATACTAGCATCTTCCATGCCAGCTACTCTTAGTTTTACAATATTAGTAAGTTGCCATTGTTTTTGGTCTAGGCCCTTACAAACTCCTAGCCATTTGTTACGCATTAGTGCAAACTCGTTGATAATCTTTTCGTAGTCAACAACGTCAGCTTCACCGTCTACATATTTTTCAACATCTCGACTTGACAATGCTCGTGGATAACTTTCAAGATATTTCTTAAAGAACGAACTACGTAACCTACGCAATTCGATGTTTAGGTATTCTAATATTGCTTCAAGTTCTTGCAGTTGATTAAATCGTTGTTCAACAACACCCGGCATCTCAGCTGATGCACGTTCAACATTGCCTTTAATCCTACATTCTTTTCTAGCTTCTACTAATTGATCTTCATAGTAGTTGATAGCATTTGGAATGTTACTAATGTCTCGAGCTATATCAGAATACCATCCCATCAGTAATCGTCCTCGTTATCGTACGAATCTTCGTCAACGTCTTCTTCTAAATAATACCCAATAGCTTTATCTAAGTTGCTGTCAGATCCTAATGCTTCTCTAAATGCTTCGTCACTAGTACCTAGATCAGCACATAAATCAACAAACTTTTCAGCAACAGTTTCAATGTGCTTTTTGTCTAAATATTCTTTAAACACTTGCCACACTTCTATAATATTTGAACCTGTATCCAATGTAATCTCCTTAGTTAATACTGCTATAGTTATTCAGTTGGTTGCGTTTCGACTTCAGTTTCGACTTCAGTTTCGACTACTGATTCTTCAACCATGTCTACTGCTTCTGCAATGTTATTCCAGTCCATCATAATTGTGTCAAGAGCGTCACCGCCTGCTTCCCACACTTTACGATATTCTTTTACTTCATTACCTTTAGAATCAGTGTACCTTAGTCTATTTCCGTCTTTGACAAGTAATCCTTTTTTCTCAAACAAGTCAACCAATCCACTGTAAGGATTCATACCTGTTTCATAAGGAATCTTAACTTGTACGCCTTCGAACGGTTTTGCATAACGAGTTTTCATTACTTTACAACCTGCTCTAATACCACGTACTTCGCTAATTTTATTACCGTCAAGGTCTTCTTTTAGCTTTAGTTTTTTCATTGCAACAACAATACTTGATGCATAGATAAAACCTTGTCCACCGCTGATCTTGTCATCTGGGTCAAACATATCCTGTGATGCATATGTATGATTAGTACAAACTAATCCTACGTTACAACTACCAATCATGTTAACAGTATTACGTACAAGTGATGTTAGTGCTTTAGGCTTACGACCCATATCACCTTTCATATCACCTTTGTTAAACTGATCAACATCTGTAGGTGTTAGCAACATACCCAAACTATCAACTACAAACAAAATCTTAGGACGTTCTTCCTCTGGCATTGCTTTGTAGTCAATCATAAACGTACTAATAGTTTTAGCAACGTCATCAATCATTGACATGTTAAGTTTTAGTAGTTTGTCTTCTGATGTATCTACATCAAGAGCTTTCAACCAACTTTCATCAAGTGCATTCTCTGAGTCAATTAGAACTACAAAGATACCTTGATCTTGTGCCGCCTTTACAATATTACCTGCACAGATATATGATTTACCTGCACCAGATTCTCCTGCAAAAACAGTTACCTTACCTAGTGGAACACCTTTGTGGAAGTCGCCACTAATAAGATAGTTTAAGGCATAGTTACCTGTACTAATCCAATCCGTAGGGTCATTAAACCCACTACTCATGCCTGTGATCGATTTAGTTAAGTTTTTACGAAACTTAGAAACGTCAAATGCTTTATTAGCCATTGTATCTCCTTATCAGATTGTCTGAATAGGGTGTAGCATAAACTACTACACCCGCTCAGTATTAAACTAGCTTTGGCGGCTTCTGATCATCGCTAGGATGTCTTCTGCTTTGTTGCCATCGCCTGCCGCTTCAGTTGCCGTAGGTGCTACTGCATCAGCTACTGGAGCCTCTGCTGGTGCTACTGCTGGTGCCGCCGCTGGAGTTGGTGTAGTTGCTTTAACTGGATCACCAGTTGCCGCTCTTACGCCTGCTGGTCTAAAGTATTGACCAAATGCTTCCATGTCGTATGCTTCACCATCTACTGATGCTTCAAACATTTTCTTGATAACTTCAACTGCTACTGCTTCAGGTTTCTTAGGCAAGTAGTCTGTCATGTTAAACAAGCCGTGGTCTTCGATAGCCTTATACTCAGCTTCATCTAACGGACGCTCTCTACGAGCCCAGTTTGATGTTGAGTAATCAGCATATCCACCTTTGGATGTTTTAGCGATTCTAAAGTCTACACCTGCTGTGTAGTCTGTAGGTAGTTCGTTCATATCTGGATCCATTAATGCTCCCTTAATAATTTGGAAGATTTGTGGACCAATAATGAAACGTCTGATTGGGTTTTCAGGTGTTGTATCCTCTGAAAGTGGATTATCAGTTACGAAGCCTTGGAATACGTATGAACGCTTTTTCCAATACTTACGACCCATATCCTCTAACTTTGGATCTTTAAACCAGCCACGTACTTCTGAAAGTACTGGACAAGTTTCCCCATACATTTCCATACATGGTACTTGTACCTGTACTGGACGAGAGTCTGTCTCGCCTTTAATTCCAGCAAATGGAAGTTTGATCATCAAACGTTCTTGCCAGAAAAATGTATTATTTTCGTCACCATCAGGTAAGAAACGAACTGTTGCAGTCTGTCCTTCCTTCAAATTCCAAAATGGGTAAATTGCGTTATCGCCGCCGCTGTTGTTATTAGAACCACCTGTGCGTGACTCTTGTTCTTTAAGTTTAGCTCTGATCTCTGCTAATGTTGCCATAGTTATTGCCTCCTATATGTTAAGCCTATGTGCTTTAATGCGGAACATTCCGCTGTGCCTGTTTGTAGTAGCACATGTTATATACTACTACAGTTACTTAGTAAAGTCAACCACTAGGTTGCCAAAAAAGTGATTCTTAGTTATTAATGCCTGCTAGTGATTTGATTCTTTCCATCTCACTATCTTTTCCTTGCACTAATCTTGCAATCATCTTCTCAGCTACTGGTACGCTTTCTTCACCAAATTCTTTTTCACATGCAGTTACTACTGCCTGCTCGCCTTTTGGAAAGTTGTTAGTTGTGTAGTCATAATAACTTTTAACTAGCTCTTCTAACTTCTCACCTGCTGTTCTTGTATCTTGTTCTTCTCCGTCCATGTCGTCCGGAGTATCAGCTTTCATCATTTGACCTTTACTATTGATTTTGACATCCATAGTATCGTCATCTTCATATTTGTCAGCATCTTTTTCTAATGATGCTTTACGCTTCATTAGTTCTTTTTTAAGTTCTGGATCTTTTGATGTCTCCGGATCCATTTGTAAATCTTGTAATGCTTTTTGTTTAGCATCGTAGTCATCTTTGTCTTTAGTTGGTGTATACTGTGATTCTGTTTCAAGATCACCTGTATCAATTTTTGTTAATATACTTGGATTTTTTCCTTTTAAGTATTTCATTACTAATGGACGGACACATGTATCTGCATCTTTTTGTCCAATTTTTTTGAACATGTTTAGTAGCATTGGGTCATCTATAACGCCCTTCATGCTTTCGATTGCATTCGTGCCGTTTATTCCGGCAGGAAAATGTTGAGCCATTAAGCCATTAATTTGTTTAACCGCGGCCGCTTGTGCTTCTTCGTCACCGTCAATTAATGCATTGTCTTCCTCTCCTACGATTGAATCTAACGCCCTTTCAAATTCCATTTCTGGAGTTTGTACTTTTGAAACTTCTTCTTCTTTGTCCTTAGCCTTACTCTTTTTACTCTTTTTACTTGCGTCAAGTCTATCTGCGGCTTTATTTGCTACTGTATTTGCTACAGCGCCAGCAACAGCTCTACCTGCTCCAGCAATAGCTCTACCTGCAATAGCTGGAAGGAATTCGTTTAAATCGTCTGGCGATACTTCTTTTGCCGTTGTTACTTCACTTACTAATCTGTATACATATGGAAATACATCTTTTAATTCTTCGTTAAAAGATCTAATAGTTAATTGGTCAATCCAATTTTCTGCAACGTCTTCTGGAACATTTTCATTTACTACTGGAGTAAAGTTTTCAAATGCTTCTTTGTAATACGCACTACGTTGTAGTTTCATTACTTCTGTTTTAATATTTTCTAGTCTTACATCTACAGCTTCCATATAACCTTTTAAGCCTTCTGCCATTACGCTTGAACGGTTCATGTAAGTTTTAAACTTGCGTAGTTTGTTTAATTCTGTTGACATCTCAACAATATGTTTACCAAACTCGTCGTATTGATTTCCGCCTTCGGCAACATGTCTTGCCATTGCTCTTGCACCGTTTAAGTGTCTGAACGGATATTTAAATCTTTCGCCAGCTTCACTTTCAATATACATACTGTGTACATTTTGTGTTCTTGATCCAGGAACTTCTAAGTTTACTGGTTTGGTGTGTTTAAGTACTAAGCGAGCAGTATCGATATTTTCGAAACTTGTTCTACTCGTACCGTACATGTTTGACTCACTCATTTGTGTTTCTCCGGCAGTTTTTGTTAAGTGTGCGTAATCTCGTTTATCAAGATTACTTTTAGTAATATCTCTTGTATCAAAGTTTAGCATATGTTTTTTAGAAAAAATTCTAATTTCTTTTAAAAAGTTATACCAATTGTTTTTTTCAGCTTCTCCAGCTTCAGCCATAAAGTCTTGATTATATAATACAGTAATGCCTGATTTTTCATCTAGTGTAATACTAACTTTTCCAAGTACATTATTGCCTTCTTTATAGTCAAAGTCAAAATACTTTGCTAATTTAGGCTCGTCTGTTACTGTACCCATTTCATCACCAATTGTTACAGATGGAAATCTGCCTCTAATTTTAGCGAATAGTTTTTCTGACACTGGTTCTAAGTTGCTCATGTTAATATTTATCTCATATTAGTCGAAACGAATATAGGCATGGGCGGTTCGTAATCTTCGGCCGCTTCTGCTTGATTAAACGATTCGTACACTCTTGGATCCCAGTCTTTTAATACTGCAATTATACGCATACTTAGTAGTGTTGCACTAACTAAATCGTCCGTTTCTCCGGGTTTTGCTTTATAACTACTACCACTTGCTACAAATCCTTTAAGCTCTGATAGTAATACTTTACTGTTTACTTCTAGTTTATCGTTCTCAATCATAGTCTTTAAACGACTACAAGCACTAATTTTTGTACTGTGTGTTGTGTTAAATCCTTTACGGAACTTGCGTACATGTCCTTTACGCATAGGCTCACTTGTAAGTAACCCTGGTATATTCTCTTCTCCAAGATCTCTAATAACAATTAATGCACCTTCTCCAATACTATTGTTCTCTACACTCCAATATATATTTGATCCGTTGTTATTACAACATTCCTTAATGTAATCACATATATCTTTTAAAACTCTAATTTGCCCTGGTATAGCAGTTTCATTGTGTCTCCACTCTGCTACTTGCTTATAACTTGGTACTTCAAATACTTGTATTGCGGCAAAGTCGCCTCCAGTACCCATACTAGGATCAAGGGCAACAACATAGTTATTATCACCTGTTGGCTTGCCGTACCAACGTGTTTGTCCCATATTAAGTATTGGATCTTTGCCTTCCATTGATGCTAACTTAATACTATTAATAAGTGTTTCATCATAGATTAAGAATTCACAACCATACTCACGTCTAAACTTTTCTTCACCAATACGACCAATTTCATTCTTCTTCCATTCTTCATCTCTGTCAGGATGTTCGTCCCAACTACATGTAAATCCATGAAAGCCATTCTTACCAATATCTGATTCGTTACCGTGTTCGTCAAACTTATCTGCAGACTCTTTCCAAATAATAGCAAACGTATCTTCGTCTGAGTTAGGTGTACTTGTAATAATAGCTCTACCACCTGTTGCTAGTGTAGGTGATATTGATGTCCAAAATTCTTCTGCAATATTAGGATTAACAAATGCAAACTCGTCACAGTATAGTAATGATATAGACATACCACGTCCTGTGTTTCCTGTTGTAGTAGCACTTACAATACGTGAACCGTTTTCAAATTCCATACTACCTTTGTTGTAGTTTGTTACTCCTGCTCTAATATGATCAGCACACATTTCGTACACATATCTAATACGTTGCATAATTTCCTGTGCGCCTGTGTATTTGTGTGCGGCAATTAGAATAGTTTGATCTGGATGGAACATAGCATACCAACACAAGTAAATTGCGGCAGTAGTAGTTTTACCAGTTTGTCTTGGTAACATATTGATATTAAAACGGAAGTCGTGATAACTCTGTAGTAACCGTTCTTGATATGCAAACGGATCAAATAATAATTTACCTCTTACAGGGTGCTGAATGAATGCAAACTTCTTAGCAAAGTACAAGTATCCATCTTTTGGATCCATGCATCTGCGTAGGTCTTCAATCTGCGCCTCGGTATATGTATCTCTGGTATGTGCCTTTTTTGTTAAGACACCATCTAAACTCTTTGTTGCCATACTATTATTTACTCAAAAAAATACCCGCCGGAGCGGGTATTGAGTTTGACGTTTTAACTTTATTATTATTCTTAACTACAGCCGCAACTTGAACAAGCCATTAGCTTCTTCTTGGTATTTTTACCACATTCTGGACATTTACCTTCGCCCATTAGTTCGGCATATTTGTTTTTTAGTTCTTCTTTAATCTCATCTTCAAGTGACATTGGATTGTCACCTCCAGCTGTTGCTGGGTAAGAACCTTTTTGTTTGTTAAGTCCACCACTTAAATCTTTAGTCATGTACTTAGTATCTTGGTGTTGCTCATCTGGGCTATTGTCATAATCTTCTGCTTCAACACTATCATTACAACTACTTGCACCAATATGTTGCTTGCCACAGATCTTGCATGGTGCTTTTTGCATTCCAGGTTTAAGATCATCCATGTCGCTTGGTGGTCCCATAGGCTCGTCTAATCCTTTAATTGCCGCCATTGATTTCTCAATGTCACCACGCATACCTAAACTTGGTGCTGGTGCTGGGTTAATATCTTTATCGCCTAATACCTTAAACAGTTCGCCTACTTCTTGTGGACTATCACCTGTTAATGAAATATTCATTGATGCCGCTTCGTTAAGTGCATCAATTTTTTTATAAATGTCTTCTAGTTTCATGTTATTTGCTCCCCATAGGGCTAGTGTTACCTGGTTCGCCCATATCTTGAATTTGTTCTTTGTTAACTGCAACAGATCCAATTGGATCGTTTTCTCTTTCTTTACGTGCTTGTTCTAGCTCTGCTAATAGTCCCATAATTCTTTCGCCTGTTACTGTCTTGTGAACTGCTGGATCTGATTCTGGTAAATCGCTTCCTAAATTTGGTTCGTAAATTTTATTGTATTCTGCATCTTGATACTGTTCTTGTGGAGCATCTAAATTTCTTACAATTAAATGTGACTCTGGTAGTCCGCATGTTTGTGTTAGGTATTCTGCTACTACTGGTGCAATAGTTGGATATGCTAATTCAGCTTCGCAATAGTTAACTTCTGTATTTTGTAATTGAGGAAAATCTAATGGACGTTCTGTAATTGGTGTACGTTTGCAATCAGTCATGTTAATAACGCCAAACTTCTGTAGTGCAGTTTCCATGGCGTCCATGCACCCTTCAGGTAGCTCTCCGGCAATACCAATTTTAAATTTATAAGTCTTTTTAGACTCTGTTAAATAATCTGCAAATGTCTTCATATCAGTTCCTTATATGTTTATTTATCCATGTTTTTCAATTTTTCAAGCAAACTATTACGGTCTGTTACTACGTAACCTTCGCCATTTACAAGGCCTGAATCTTCAAATCCACTGTCTTTGTCTTGCTTTTCTTTTTTAAGTTGCAAGTCAATCATTTTTAATTTTTTATCTAGTTTCGCAACTTTGGCATCGAGAGCCGTTTTAAGCATTCCTCCAGCCACTTCAAATACTCTGCCACTATACCTTGCCTCCACGTTCATACCCAAGTCCATTAAGTCGTCATATGCTGTAGTAGCTTTTAGTGCAATCTCGTTGAGTTCTTTATCTGCTAATTCTCCTAGACCCTTTACAGCTGGTAATGCCGCAGTAATCTTATCAAGCTCTGCAATGTCTCTAAAGTCTTCGTCAGTACTTGCTTTAACTACATTCTTAGACTTTGACTTTTCTTCTTGAATAATCTCTTGGCTTTCAGGCAAATTGAGTAATTCTTCTAGTTTTTTAGTCATTTTGGTTTTCCATTATATACTACTATTATTTATCCTATTTTCTCTTGCCTGAGTGGAAAATGTCTTTTTCGGTTATAACCCTAAAGAATATTTTCTTCTGTTTACACCATGCTCTTGCGGCTTCCCATTTGGCAACATTTTGGATATACTGTGCTTGACGCCATTTATCACGTCCAACATTCTCTTTCATAGTTTGATTATCAGGCTTAACTTCAATTAGTTCAACATGTGGTCTACCATTTTTATCGCTGTACTGTATTAAGAAGTCTGGAACATAAACTGTGTGCTTGCCTGTTAATGGATTTCTATATGGAATTTTAACACTTTCACTTGCCCATTTACTAACACTAGGACTTTCGTCACAGAATTTCATAAATGCAAATTCCCAACTACTTCTATACAATGGTGTTTTTGTACCTAAGTATTTTTCAGGAAACTTTAATGAATAGCGACCTTGAGCAAACTTACCCATAGCATTATACCACTATGTTTCTAGTTTCTAATTTATTAGTTGCTTGGTCCACTTTATAACCTAGTGTACTAATTTTTGCTCTATTATAATTTAAAATTTCTGTAATTACAGTACTCAACTGTATATCATCAAACCCTCCTAGAGTGTCTAATAATTCAAATATTTTTACATTGTCTATCTTTGCTTGTTGCATAACAATAGTAGCAACACTAGTTGCACTAACTTCATCAAATCCTCTTTTAGCAAAGAACCCAACTGTTGCATCAACTTCATTGCTTGAAAATTCAAACGGTTTTGTATAATATTGATCAAAGAATTGTTTTACTGATGTAGCACTATCTCCTGTTTTTGCAGGAAGGTTACCGTATAAGTTTGTTGGCGTTGATGGCATAATTTATTCCTATGTAAAGTCTAGGCTTGATCCGTTAGCATTTGCAATAGCTTGTGATCGTGCTTTAACTTTGTTTGCTTCACTTTGTGCATTGTATGCCGCAGTTATTAATTGCGGTATTGGACTGCCTCCATTATTAATATGACTTTTCTTAAATGCTGTTGCTTTAGCTAATGAATCAGCCGCGCCTTTATTACCACTTAAGAAGTTAGTAACACTACTTAGTGGGTTTGGTATTTTTCCAGAAGCAATGCCGGCTAATCCAGCTACTCCTGCAACTGTAGCAATAGTACTAAAGTTTCCACCTAGTCCGCTTGATTTAGGAAATGCAACGTTTGCAACACCACTAACATCAATACCTGTAGCTTTGCCAATTTGGTCTTTTAAGATACCAAATCCTTCTTGGCGTAATCCTTCTGATCCTAAATTTTTAGCATTTTGTGTAATGCTAGTTGCTTTTAATACTGTTCCTAAAAAGTTTGCCGGACTACTAAATGCCGCGCCACTACTAATGTCTCCAAAGACATCTGCTACGCCTCCTGCAATGCCGCCAATGCCAAACACACTTGATGTTCCTCCACCTGCTAATGAATTAGGACTTGGTGTTTGATCATAATGTCCACTAGCACTACCAAAGCTCTTAGGAGCAATGCCGTCTTTAACTGGACCTCTAGCATACCATACAGTTTCGTATTGAACTGTCATTGAATTTTGTACTGTATCACTTGAACTGTTATCTAAACTATCATGTTCCCAAGCACTAATTATTGGATTAACTAAAGTAAAACAAGTATAACGCTTTCTTGACATTTGATAAATTTGAATACTTTCAAAGAATGGCTTGAAACTATCATTATCCATTCCGTATCTAAAACTATTTGACAATTCACCCTGGTACGTATTACCTCTATTGTAGGCCGCGTTTGAAGTGTTAGGATTAGAACTACCATCTACACTTGCATAGTTTCCATCTCTGAAATAATATCTATAATATGCTTCCCACATAGCAGTTGTCTGACCATAGTTGTCATCGTGGAATGTAACATTAATTGGATCGTAATCTAATCTTGTTTGTAAATTTCTTTTTTGGTTGTATTGATGTTTTAGCGTTGTTGCAATTTGGTACTTAGGTAAGTCAACTTGTTTAACAAGCATATTAATTTCTTGTGTTTTTAATTGAGGAATTAATGCTACAGCTTCTGGATTTAAATTAAATGTTACATGATAAAGAAATTTAGATTTAGGACTTAATCTATGTGCATCATCAACATAAAGTCTTGCCGCGTGAGCCGCATCGCCTAGGTTTCCTTTAGGACTCAATGCTCCGCTTACTAAGTTGTTTAAAAACCCGTTAAGTTTATTTGCCATTTTTACGTATTCCTCATACTCTTATACTAATATTTATCTAATATAATTAAGTGCGTAGATAAAAAAAAGGATGCCTAATTAAAGACACCCTTTTTATATACTTCAGGAAATATTGTTATTGTTATTAACTAGCGCCGCCGCCTGTAATAGCTGTGTTAACTGTACGTCCGATTGCTGTACCAATGCCTGTTCCTTGTGGGCTTTGGATAGCGTTGTCGTAACGTATCGCTAGTGCAACAGTTACTGGATCGTTAGTAGAGTAAGACAAGCTATTGTAGTTTGCTGACTCTAAGTAACAACCATACAATTCAAATGTCTCTAGTACACTTGCTGTATTAGCACCGTTACCACCGTCTAATATTTCAATTCTTGTAACGAATTTGTAATCGCTACCTGACGCCGCTGAACTTTGTTCAAAGAAGTCAAATTGTTTCTGTAGTTGCTCGCCAACAAGTTTTTGTACGTTGTTTGAAACATCTTCACGTAGGTTAAGTGTAATTGGTTCCCAAGTGTGTTTACCTGCTAGGTATACACGTGAGTTATACACGTCTACTGTAATTTGTTCAAAACTTACGTTAGGTCTTGTTACGTCTACAACCTGTTTAGTTAGTTCTGTTGTTGGTGTTGATACTCCAAAATTTTCAAGACTCACTCTAAAGCGGTATTGTAGTTTCGGCATCAACAAACCTTGGTTACTAGCTGAAGAGCTAGAATCCAAAGGTACTGTAATTTTGCTTAGTGTTGAAATTGCCATTATAATATCTCCTGCTTATTAGTATTTATCATATTAAAGCCCTGCTATCTCACCAGTGTTTTTAAGTCTTAATGGAATGTAAATAAACTCCACAGCTTTCACTGGTTCAATTGCTATATCTAAGTAAAGCTCATTTCTATCAATTCTAGTTGGTGTGTTGTTTGATTCATCACACACTACTAAGAAGTCATATAATGCTCTTTGACCTACTAACTCTAATAGTAAACTATCTGCTTGTGCTTTAATCTCATCACGTGTGATTTTGTCATTTGGCTCAAAGATATAAGGTTTAGCAAGTTTGTTAAACTGCGAACGTAAGTAAATTACTAGTCTTGCAACGTTGATTCTGTCTAAAGCACTAGCATTTTTAGCTCTTGTCTTTTGACCAAAGTTAACAAGTCCTGCACCACTTAAGAACGTTACAGGGTTAATAGCATTGCTGTACAATGTATCACGCTGTCCTTCGTTAAGTGCTACACTTTGGAATTCACCTTCGCTTGTAATGTATCCTGCACTTGAAGCATTTGTAATTCCACCACGTCTTGTTCCTGCTGGAGCAAACCATGGAAACGATACTTGATCGCTTAGTGCCATTGTGCGTAAGATACCATGTGAAGCTGGAACAACTACGTTGTTACCTGCGTTATCACTTGTGAATAAACTTGGATAAAACACACCTAAGTATTCATCGTATGTTACAAGTCCATCGTCATTGTCTTCAACTGCACCTTTTACGTTAGTTGCATATTCGTTCAATGAAGTTGCATCTGGTGTTAATCTAAACGGTAAGTCACCTACAACAAATGCACTAATGCCTCTATCATAGTTAAGTGTTTTCATTTCACCAATTAGCTCTGAGTAACCTGGGCAAGCCATTAAGTTAAAGATTCTTGAATTATCATCTCTAATATCAGCGTTGCTGTTAACCATTGCTTGTAATGCTTGTACTACAACTTTACGTTGAGCTTTTCTACCAAATGAGCCTGCACCATTTTCTTGGTTAGCTGATTCAGTTACCCATCTGTTAGTTGCGTATGCACTCATTGACTCGTCATTGTTAAATCTAATATTAAGTCCTGTAGTATCAATGTAGTTACGTACATATTTCTTAACGTTAAATCCTGAACGTCTAGTATTCCAAAGCAACATACCTTTTGGATATAGTGCTGGATCTGGAGCGTCAAAGTCTAAGAAGTTACTTACTAGTAATTCAGCAATAGTTCCTGCTGTATCACCTTTAACACCTGAAATGCCATAACGTGCATCAGCAAACAAAATACCGTCTTCAGTAGTTTGGTCGCCTGTATCAAGTGCAATGAACTTCAATGAAGTGCCATTGTATTTGTAAATCTTAGGATAATTTTCTAAGTCTGCTGTACTAATCCAAATGTCGCCATTTTTAAGATCAGTTCCATCTGATTGCTTAGTTGGCTCAGTAGCTGAAACAATTGGTCCTGCTGGATCTGTTTTATCACCACTTACTGCATTATAAAAAGGTGCAGTTGAATCTTGATAACCTACCCATGTAGTACCGTTATGAATCATTAAGTCTACTTCGTCAACAATACTGTTGTACCATAATGCACCATCAGTTGTTAATGCTGTTGGAGCCAATGTACTTGCAGTATATGTTAAGTATTTCCAGTTACTAGCAACCATGTCGTATGCATTGCCTGCGGCATCTGTATACAAGTTTGGTGTTGCTGTTGCCGCATTTGAGCCATTGTAAGCTACAAATCCTGCTAAAGCTAATCCGCTGTTAGTATCTGTAATGTGGATGTCACCACCGTCATTGTGTTCAATAACAATTCTGTTTGAAGCATCAACACTTGCTACAACGTTAGTTAATCCTGCGGAGTTAATTGCTCCTGCAACATCATCTGCATCATCTGCATTACCGTTTGTTGTAACACTTACTGTAACTGCCGCACTTAGTACAGCACTTGCTGGACTAGTTTCTGCAATATCAAAAGCATAAGTTCCAGTTACTAGTTGTGTTGTGATAATATCTGAAATAATTTTAGTATTACCAGTTGCTTGTCTTCTGTGAATCTTAAAGTCACCAA